TAAGTTTCTCTGCTGGTCTTAGAGGATTTGAATTCCAAGATTATTTTAAGAAGAAGATGGAGGGAGCAACTGGTGTATCTCCTTATATGCAAGGAACTGGTGGTACTGGTGGCGTAAGAACTGCAAGTGAATCTACCTATATATATTCTGGACAAACTACTAGATTATCAAGAGAAGCATACCTATTCTCACATAATGTAGTTGTTCCTATTATATGGAATATATTTAAGTTAAAGAAAGAATATCAAACAGTTAATGATGTAGTTCCAACTGTTAGAGATGGTATAAAAGAATTCTATGAAGTAACTGAACAAGTACGTAATGGTAATTATATATTTATGATTGGTAACGCTCAGACTAGCGTTGAAAGAGAACAATCTATAATGAAGCTATTCCAATTAATGGGTAGTCCAGCATTCCAATCAATCGTACAAAGACCAGAGTTTCCTGCTGGAGATTTCTTTATATGGGTATTAAATGAATTAAATTATCGCCAGATAAATACTTTAAGTAATTCTTTAGGGTTAAGACAAGCGATTAGACAAGAAGCTAATTCAAGAGGAATACCAGAAGGACAAGTAGGACAATACGTAAATGATATGGAAAGAGGAATAAAGGGAGCAATTCCTGAATTCGCAAACATGTTAGAAGAACAACAAGCACAAGGACAGATACCAAACGCAAGAGAGGTATCTAAAGATGTGCAACAAGATATAATACAATAACCATAAAGGAGGATTAAATGGTTGATAGTTATTTAGAAAGTAATGCTAAAAAGAAAGCTAGTTCTAAGGAACAAAAAGAAATTAAAGAGATTATGCTAGAACATAAAGAGAAGTTCGAAAAATTCAGAAAGCTATGTGATAGTCAGGAATGGAAAGACTGTAGAGATTTTATTAAAGATGAAATTTATCAAGGTCTTAATCTAGCTCCTGGCGAACCTGGTACTGGAGATTGGTGGTTACATTATTGTTGGGGTTTAAAATGTTTTATTGAAAGATGTGAATCTCATGCAAAGAAATATGATGAAGCTATCAAAGAACTTAGTAAATAACAATTGAATAGAAAGAGGTAATGAATGGCAGACGAAATTACAAATACGGTTGCTAGCGAAACTCCAGTAGCTCCTGTAGCGACAGAAGAAAATAACGTAGCAAACCAAGAACCACAAGTTGAAGCTCCTGAAAATGCGGAACAAAAACCTGTTGAAAATAGTAATACTGAACAAGCTAGTGAAACAAAAGAAACAAACGAACAAGCTGAATTGACAACTGAGCAAATGAAATCTAAACTCAAAGAGTATGAACTCAGAGAAGAAGAAGATAGATTGTTTAGAGAAAAACTTGGAATGGATGATATTGATTCACGTACATATGATTATATGAATATGGATCAACAGATCGTAAATAAAGGAAAACAAATATATCTACAACTATGTAATGAATATGGAGTAGATGCTGATCCTTCTAAGATAGATGCTTCTGTTGAAGCTCTAAAACAAACTGATCCAGCTAAGGCATACGAATTTCAAAGAAGATTTGAATCATTGGGAAATGATGTAGCTTCAAAAAGAAACGCTGTGCAACAAGAGAATGCATATTATGAGATTAATAAATTCTCAAATGAATACAATGGTTTGTTAAGTGCAAGTCCTGCATTAAATAATATAATGACACAATACGTACAATCATCTAATAACTTAAGTAATATGTATGGACAGTTAAAGAACGTAATGGATATTGTGTTACCAGCTTATCAAGAAGCATTTGAAGCTGGAAAAAGATTTGCTTTACAAGATAAAGCAAAACAAGATACTTCTCCAGTTAGTGGAGGTATAGCAACTGCTACAACTCAAACATACTCACCTGGTTCTACGTTCACAAGAGAACAGATATCAAGAATGAGTACAGAAGAGTTTAGTAAACATGAAAAAGAAATCTATCAACAAATGATGGAAGGTAAGATAAATTAGAAAGGATTAATTAAAATGACTGCTGAAGATTTAAGAAAAGTTTCTGGTGGTGTTATTGGACATTTCACTCCTAAAGAAATAGAAGTGGATTATACTGCATTAGCATCTACTGGCGATAAGTCAATTGGTTTATTTGTTCCGAAAGGTAAATTGGTTATTGGTGGATATATTAAAAACGAAGCTGATGATTTAACATCTGGAGGTAACGCTACATTACAGATTAAAGTTGGTTCAACTGCATTAGGTAGAGCTGCTGCTGGTAAAACAGATATTAAAGGTAAAGCTGTTTATCAACCTGCATTAGAAACAGTTGCTGTTGGCTCAGCTGGAAACTCTTATGCTCCTGTTGCTGTTGCAACTACTGCTAAAACAGAAGTTAAAGTTACTGTAGGTACTGCTGGTTTAACAGCTGGTAAATTAAAAGTTGGTATTTTATACATATAATAAGGAAGGGAATAAATAATGGCTAATAATGTTGGTGTAATGGTTCCTGAGTTTTATTCTCAGAAACTTTTAAAAGAGTCTAAAGAAATGACAGACTTTAAAAATAACTATACAAACAACGATTGGGAAGGCGAAATTAAAACTGCTGGTGACACAGTTCATATTTGTACTCCTGATCTTTCTAACATCGTTATAGGTGAAGGCGTAGTTCCTGAAACTAATGATGTATATCCTAAATCAATGACATTGACGATTGATAAATCAAAATCATTCCAATTCAAATTCAATGATATTGAACAAGCTCAATCTCAATTCAATATGATGGATGGTTATATGAGTTCTGCTAACGAACTTATGTTGATCGAAGTTAACAGAGAATTGGAAGTTGCTGTACTTGGTGATTCTAACGTTCCTAACGTTGGTAATACGGCTTCTCCGTTCTCAGCTACATCTGCAACTATCAACACATTCTTCAATAGAATCAAGAGAGTATTGCAAGCTAATAAAGCGTTATCTCCTGCTGGATTCTATACTTTCAAAGGTAACAAAGAACAAGCTCTTCAACTTGCTCCTATCGTTACTATCTCTCCTGCATTGTTCGAAGAGTTGGTTAACTGTACAGTTCTAACTCATCCGACTGCACAAGGTGACGATATCCTTTACAAAGGTGTTGTTGGTCAGATCGCTGGTATGAAGATATTCGTTGATACATTACTTGCTGGTATTACTTCAACTGATAACGCTACATACTATGCTGATGAAGATAATAGAAAATATGTTGCAATTGCTGGTACTAAAATGGGTATTACTTTTGCTGAACAATATAACAAAGTTGAAAAACTTAGAGATCCACAAACTTTTGCTGATATAGGTCGTGCTTTGTACTTATATGGTTACAAAATCACTAACCCTAAATCATTAGTAAAAGCCGTTGTAGGTCTTTCATAATTGATTTTATTTCGGGGGAGTTAATTCTCCCCCTTTATTTTAAGGAGAATAAATGGGACGCACGTATTTAGATTTATGTAATGAGGTTATAAACCTTATGAGCTATCTACCAGTAACTTCATTAGATGGATTAGATACTCCAGAAGGTAGATTGATTAAACAAAAGATGAATGAAGTTCTAAGAGAGTTATGTTGTGGAGAACATGACACTTGGAAGTTTAGAGAAAGAATTAAAAAGTTTTATACATCAGAAGGAAAAAGAGAATATAATTTACCAGAAGGATATATACTTTATATAAGACCAAATGATAATACTAATAGACCTCCATTAATATATGCTATGGATTATAAATATCTTCCAATGAGTACAAACGGAACTCCAGTTTATTATTGGATATATGAAGGTAAGATTAGATTATTTCCAACTCCTAGTGCTGGACAAGAGGGAGATGAATATAATATACATTATCTAACAGATAAATATGCTATAGATAAAAATGGATGTCCAAAAGATATTATGACTGAAGCTGATGATGAACCAATTATACCAGAAGGTTATCGTTCATTATTAGTATATGGAGTAGTTAGAGATTTCAGAGCGTCTAGTGGAGATCCTAAATCTGATTTCTATAGAAGAAAATATAATGCGCTGTACGCTAAGATGTTAAGCAATCAGCGTTTAACAGAAGATTATTTTAAAGGTGGAAAGGTTATGGGATATAATCCTTCTACATTAGAAGCAAAGATAGCTTCATTTAGAAACCCTTATATTGGCGGAGACATAATACATCGTGGCTAGATTAGCAAGTAAAATAACATATAATGATTTAACTGGTGGATTAAACAATGTTGATAGCGTAGAGAAGATTAATTCATCTGTTAAGAAAACAGAAACTCCAGATATGGTTAATGTAGAATTCTATGGATTGGGTGGTATTAAATCTATGGAAGGTAATCAACAGATTGGAGATACTCAAACATCACAAACATCTGGTGGTAATAAGATAGTTGGTGGATGGGAATATGGTAAAGGCAATAACAAATATATGATTATTGCTTTAAAAGATGGTAGCTTAAAGATATTAAATAATGTATCAGATGAGTTTGATTTAATATATAAGTTTGCCCATTCATCAGAAAGAGTTAGCTTCTGCAATATAAACAATGGTGTTGTTGCCACTAATGGAATAGATGATCCTGTATTTTATGAATATGGAAGACATCAGATATTATCTGGTACAGTAAGCATAACAACTGGATCAACAAGCGTTTCTGGAACATCAACTAAATTCACAGAAGAAGTTCTACCAGGTGATACAATAGAAATAGATAATAATGTGTACTATGTTAGTTCTGTTACTGATGATACAAATCTAACACTACGAACAGCATCGTTAACAACATCTACAAATAAAAACTATTATCTATCAACTATATCAGAATGTAATGCTACGTTAGTTAATTCAGATGATGCTGATATCCATACTCCAATTAGAGGTAAAGCTATAGCTTTCTATAATGGTAGATTATGGATAGGTACAGAGAATGGTTTATATTATAGCCAAGTAGGTCATTATAATAAATGGGATATTAAGTATGATGCTGGTGTATTATACAGTATATACAATGATAGCTCAGAGATTAAAGCGCTTGGTTTATATGCTAGTTATATGATGGTACATAAAGAATACTATACGTACATATTAACAGCAACTGGTGATAGTTCTACAATAGAAATTAAACCTTATTCAAATATATCATGTGATAGTCAACAATCATTTATAAATGCTAATGCTAAATACTATGTGTATTCTAGAGAGTTAATGGATATATATCCTTTATTACAAAGATCTACATTTAGTGATAAGTATTTAGGTGATAGTATATCTAATAAAGTAAGAGATATATTTCCTAGTATAAGAGAAGCTGATCTTAATAATATATTTTGTGTTACACTACCACGTAAACGTTATATGATATTCTATATGCCAATGGTTGATAGATTAGGTAGCTCTTATGGATTAATATATAACTTTCAAACTAAATCATTTATCGTTAGAAAAGTTCCACAAGAAGTAACAATAGCATTTAATTTTGAAAACAATGTGTATATTGGAACGTCAAACGGTAAAGTGTTAAAAGAATTTACTGGTAATACTTTTGATGGTGAACCTATAATATCATATTACAAATCACCTTGGTTTGATTGGTCAGATGGATATACACAATCATTCTCAGAATTTGGATTAGAAATAGATAATTCTTCAAATAATAAATTCTATATACGTACATTTAAAGACGGTAGTTCTCCGTATGAAGATAGACTAATAGATACTGATGCATTAACAGGAGAAGCTCTTATATGGGATGGAGAAGTTGGACAAGACCTGCCAAACAATGATACTGTATGGGATGAAGATAAGTGGGTTAGTGGTAGTTTTGATCATCTAAGAATGTTGTTACCTAATAACGTATTTGATAAATTTCAATTAGAGATAGGAACAACAAACATAGGTGATGGATTCTCTATTATAGGATATGGATTCCGTAGAATAGAAACAGACGAAGCACCATGGTAATAAGAAAGGAGTAGAATAATGGAACGAAAATTTGACTTTGTCGAAGTTACATTAGATACTGATTATAATATAATTAGGGAGATATATCGTCTCCATAAAGAACAAGCTAATAGATTATTTGATTTATCATGTAAGATTAATACAGATGAAAAGATAATGGATACTATAAAGAACAGATTAGAATATGATATAGTACTATTAGCAATAGATAAAGATACTAAACAATATGCTGGATGTATATCATTCTGTAATATGAAGATATATAATAATACAATTATAGATTGTGATGTACATCCTGTTATATCCAAGAAGTATTGGGGTAACAATTCTAGAAATCTTATAGAAGATTGTTACAAGTTTGTAGAAGATAATTGGTTACCAATAAATAGATTAACAGCTAAGGTTCCGTCTAATAATTATGGTGTTATTAAATTATTAAAAGACGTAGGATTTAAAATAGAAGGAACTTGTAAAGATGTGTATATATTTAAAGATAAGAACGGCAATAATAAGTTCTATAACCAATTAATATATAGTGATATTAATAGGAGAAAATAAATGGGAAGTGATACTGTAACACATCCTGGATATGTCCAGATGGAAGATACTCCTTGGATTACACAAGCTAGAGAGATAGCTGATATAGGTGGTCAAGGTGTTCTTGATAATTACAATAAGGTAAACGTATTTGATGAAGATACTCAAAAATCTTTAGAAGCTAGAAATAATGCAATATATAAACGTGCATTTGATGAAGCTGATAGTCAATACGCAAATACTATTGGAAAATATAATGCAAAGAATTATAATCAATTTGGTACGTTAAATTCTACACCATCTGCATATCGTACAGATCAATACAATAAAGATTTTCAAAGACAATTAGATGATCTAGCTTATCAAAAAGCTATTAACTATGATACATTAACGAATAACGAATTACAGCGTAGATATAATACTTTGAATATGTTTAATAATTTATATAATTATGGACAAATTCCTTATCAACAAGATGTTGGCAATTGGAATGTAACAAACACAAATAGAGACATAGCTTATCAAAATGCTTTGGCGGAAGCTAGCTCTAATAACTGGTTAGACAATACTTTAGATTTTGCGACTACTGCATCTAGTTTATTTGGTGGAGGTATAATGTAATGAATATTGGAATGATGTTAAAAGGTGGTTTAGTTGGTGCAAATGCTCTAGGTAATGCTTTTGCTAAAATAATGAGACCATCACAAGGATACGCTACACAAGCTAATTGGTCAGGAAATGGATTGGCTAATATTGGTGGTGGTTATATAGATTTAAACAAAAATAAATCAGATATAATGAAACGTGGACAAGCCATGAATGAATCAATAAATTCTTTATTCGGAAAATTCGGAAATAATGTAGATGAAGATTGGGAAAATTTTAAAAATAAACTTGTTGGAAATAATTCATTAACGTATACAAAAGATGATATGATAAATAATACATTTCCAGGAGCTATATCAGTAAATCCTGATACAGGAAATTATACATTTGATCAACCAAGAACGCAAAGTAATTACGGATTTAATGTTCAAACTATATTTGATAAACCTAAATGGTTAAGATAGATTAGGAGTTTATAATGGCAGATTTATTTAAAGAAGCATTTATGAGATTTGCTTCTAAAATACCAGAATATAAAAATATGAGTAGTTCTCAATTAAATAAAATATATAATCAATGGCTTGTTGATAATCGTGCCAAAATGATAAATGGAAGTATTAATCAAGCTAAAGAAAATATGAAAAATATTATAAGTAATACTGGACTAAGTGGCATGAATAAGACTCCTAAACCTAGCGCTGGATATCAAGCCATACTATCAGAAGGAGTTAACGGAAAACCATTAACAGAATCTGGTATAGATAAGCTAGGAGATTTTTTTGCTAAACAAATAACTGGAGTAGATCCAAAGCAAACAAAAATACCAGTAAGATATAATAATATGACAACAAAAGTAACACCTTCTTCAATAGCAAACACAGCTAATGTTACAAAAGATGTAGCTACAAAAGTAGCAAATACAGCTCCTAAACTAACGTTTGGTAAAGTTGCCACTCCAGCATTTACAGCTGGTCAAGGTATATATGAAATGTTATATGGATCATCACCTGCTAATAGAGTTATAGGTGGTTTACAAGCGTTAGGAACTGGATTATCATACGTACCACATCCATTTGTAAAATATCCAGGAATGGTACTGCAATATGGAGCTCCAATTGGATATTATGCGTTTAGAGATAAAAGTAATAAATCAGATAAAAAAGAATCTACTAAAACAAATAATAACAAACAAGAAGAAGATGGTAGCTATTACGCTAGTGACATTCCTAGTAACGATCAAATATTAGGAGGACATTATTCTTCTCCTAGTAATATTGGAAAATTCTTATATATGGAAGGAGACGGATCTGGATGGAGTCCTACTGTTGGTAGTAATAATAGTTTACCAAACTTACCATCAGTTCCATCAAATCAAATAACACAACCACAACAATCTAATCAACAATATAGTCAACAACAATCTAATCAACAATCTCAGAAACAAGATATATCTGATGTATTAGAACAATATAAACAATATCTTCAAGAAGCAAATGGTCCTCAGATAGAAGCTATACAAAACTTCTTAGATAGATATCCAAAAATGTATGATGATTATAATAGACAGAAAAGATTCTGGAATGCGTTTAGCGCGTATAGTGGTGAACCAATATATAAAGAGAATGCAATTGATCCTAGAGAACAAGAGCTTGCAAGAATACAATTAATAAATCAATTACAACAATTAAAAACTGGTAATCTTGATAAGTTAAATGTAATAAGAGGTAATATAGCAATTGCTAATGCATTAGGATTAGATGATGAAACAGCTTTGGCTGATAAGAATATGTTGGATCTATACGGTAAACTTAAACAATATGAAAGTATGTTAGAAGGTAAAGAGTATACTGCAGATAAAAATTTAGAAGGTAAAAAGTATTCTTCTAATATGGGATATATGGGTAAGACATATTCTGCAGATAGAGGATATGATACTGCTATAGATAAACAGAAACTATATAATAATATGAGAATGAATACTTCGATACTTGGTGGTGTTGGAAATATATCATCTTATGGAATGGATCCTTCTCAGTTTATTGAAATAGCAAATCAATTATCTAAATATGGATTAAAGATAACTCCTCAAGAACAAGCTGGATTAAATCAATCTGGTACTGGATTATATAATCAATAACAATAAGCGATTAATAGATTTAATTTATAATAAGGAATAGGTAATGGCTCAGACTTATACTAAAAATTATATAGTAAATAAAATGTTAGATCAAGGATATAGAGCTAATGATATAGATCAAGCTCTAAGTGCTTTTGGATATAGTAATTACGATCCATTAACAAACATAAATAACTATAAACAACTAGGATCTAATCTTATTAGAAATGCTAAAGATATGTATAGAGATTTTAAAACTCTAACTGGTCAAGCAATAAGACCTATACAAGATATAGCTGATAGTCCATTACCACAGATTCCTGGTAAAGTTAAAGATGCTTTTATTAATGCGGTTAATAATCCAACAACTGGAAGAATTGTAGCAGGAGCTGGAACAGGAGCAATAGCTGGTAATGTTATACCTGGATTTGGTGCTGTTCCTGGAGCAATAGCTGGTGGATTGATTGGAGCAGTTGGTCCTAAAGCATATGGTAATGCAATGCTAGATCCATATCATATTACAATTGATGATATAAAGAATAGACAAGTAGATCCAAGAGATATAGTTCAAGGTATATTTGAAAATCCTTTATATGCAACATTAGATATTGGATCATTAGGTGGAGCTAAAGTTCTTAAGGGTGGAATAAATAAAATAGACAGAGCAGAACGTCCTGCGTTTATAAGACAGATAGCTCCTAGCAAACAAGACAGACAAGTACAAAGATTTATTACAGATAATATAGTAAACAATCGTACTCAAGCAAGCAATATGTATAAAGGATACAATTCTCTAGATGCTATGGTTGGTGGCAATAGAGAAGAGATGATTAAATTTATTATATCCAATAAAGGTAATCTTACAAAACAAGAGAGAAGAGTTGCTAAAGAGATTAGAAATAATCTTAGAGCTGGTGAAAAAGAAGCTATTGAATATGGATATTTATCACCACTTGAAACTAAAACAAATACAGTTGCACAATATATAATGAGTCAATTAGGAGATAGATATCCTAATCTATTACATGATGATATAGTAACATTTATTAATAACTCTACATCTCCACAAAAGAAATTAAATCTATTCAAAGGAACTGATAATGAAGCTCTATATAAAGATTTAACTAAGTATATGGGTGAGGGTAATAAACTATATGATGATAAAAAGATAGCATATCTTACCCAAGCAATAGTTAAATCAGAAGATCCTCAAGGTATAGTAAAAGCATCAGAATTAAACAAAGGTGCTAAAGGATACTTTGATACTAGACGTATTATAGGTAGATCTACAGCTAAAGATATAGCTCCTAAATTAGAAGAGAGTATTAAGTACCAATTAGATCAGATTAATACTGCATTAGAAGTAGAAAAGACTGTAAACAATTTCTTAAAAGATGAAACATTAGCAAGAGAAGTTGTTACAGATGTTAAAGGAATAGAAGATGCAAGTAGCAATGCGATAAGATTACAGGATCTAGATAAATCTAAATATAGTGTTATAGATCCAGATTTATTATCTAAGAATTTAAAAGAAGCATTTAGATCTGGTAATACAAATGATATACACAAAGCAATATCTAAAGCTATAGTAAACAATCAAGGTGGATTTGCTGTAGATAAAATGTATTTGAGATCATTAGAAAATTCATTAAAGCCTACTGTTAATACAGCTAGTAGAAAATTATTAAACTCATTTAAGAAAGCTGTGTTAGCCAATCCTCATTGGATCGTGTTAAACAGAATTGGTAACTTAACAAACAATTTAATGGAAGGTGTAGACTTTGCTGATTATGCTGATGCAATATCTAAATATAAAAATCTATTACCACGAAGATTAGCACAACAAACTTCATTTAATAGTTATATTAATTCATTGGGTAGCAGAACTGGTAAAGGTGCTATTGGTATAACATTAAAAGAATCTGTTGGACAGCCAGTTAATAAGATAGTAAAAGCGGTTAAGAATTTTCATAATTCTGATACAAAAGATCTTGGTAAACTTGGAGATATGGTTGCAGATATATTCTCTGGAAGTAGTGAGTTAATTGCTAATCCTTTATTTAAAATAGAATCTATATTAGAAACAACAGATAGATATGCTAACTTTATAAAACAAGCTAAGAGATTATCTGACCAAACAGGAGAAGCTGTAGAGTCTATATTAAAAAGAGCTGGTGATACAAGCGAAGAAGGAATGGCTTTATTCAACAAACTAAATACAGATGTAAATAAATCATTAGGTGATTACTTAGGTAAAAACTATATGATTCCAAATGATTGGTATCAGATGTTATCCGATGTTGTTCCGTTCTATAGATTTCTAACACAGACTGGTAGAACAACAGTTCACCAACTTGCTAATAATCCGTTAGCATTTCAGTCTATAGTTATGAGTCCAACAAAATTAGGCAAACCAATATCAGAAGATATTATAAATACATTTGGATTGGATGAAGAAAAATATACTGGTGGATATCCTTACAAAGCTGTGTATGATAATGCTGGTAAAATATCTAATTTAAGAACAGTTGGATTAGAACCGTTGCCAATAGCATCTGCATTAACCAATCCATCAATAGCTTCACCGCTATATAGTATTGGAGCTGATATATCTAATTTCCAGCGAATGGGAAGAAAGGCTACGTCTCCTACTCAAACAATACTAAGAGAAATTGGTAGAAAAGATCTAGCTGATAAATATGAACCAACTGGTTCAGAAAGATTACAGAATGCTAGAGATATATTCTTATCAACATTCCATAATCCATATAGATGGATAACAACATATGCTCCAGAAGCTAAAACATCAGTAATGAGATCTTTTGATAAAGGAGAAGGATTGCAATCTAGATATAATGCAGTACCATTATCTCAATTAATGATGAGTAATCCAGAAACATATATGAGATGGAGACCTAGTGAACTTACTGGCAAATGGTTTGGTATTCAAACAAATAGTAATTATCCTAAGAGAACTACCAGAATAAATAATAAACGAACGGTAAGAAATAGAGAATATCAAAAAAGAAAAGAACAACAAGCAAGACAAAAATAAGGGGTACAATAAATGAGTATAGTTAAACCATATACTTTTGTAGCTAATACTAAGGCTAGAGCTAGCGAAGTGAATCAAGACTTCGATATATTATATAGTCAAGTAAATACAAATATATCTGATATAGCACAGAACGCTAGTGATATAGAAGATTTAGATTATAGTAAAGCGGATATCAATGGTAGTTCTAGCCAAAGATTTGCAGTATCTAATCCTGTAAATAATTATGATGCAGTGAATAAACAATTTATGTTAAATGCAATTTCAAACGCATTAGATATAATTAGCGGTTTGTTAATAAAAAAAGATACATCATCTCCATATGATACAATACTTGTAAATCCTGGATGTGCTTATGATTCAACAAAAACATTTCCATTAGTATTATCAAATATAACATCAAAACAAAATACAAATCAAGAAGCATCTCATACATATTATGTGTATATAATAGGTAACTCAAGCGCTACATCAATAGATATATTTATATCTAGCGTATCATCAAATCCTCCATTGCCGTCTGGATACACATTATATAGATTGATTGGATCGTATACAACTGATTCAAGCAATCATATATATTCAATAACTAGTTATGGAATGACTTTTGATAGTAATATATTTGATAAGATAATGCCAAATTACTCGGCTGGTGTAAGTTTTTCAAGTGGCACAGTAATTCCAGTAAATGCTGTTGGATACGCTCAACTAACTGGAGGTTCTCCTAGCGTTGCAGTAAATGGAGTTGGTGTATTATCTCAATGGAGTCAAGATAGTTATAGACAACCTATAAGCGGTACATTCTTAATACCTAAAAACGCTACTGTTACATATAGTGGATGCAACGGAGTAAAATACTTCCCATTGAAAGGAGCTAACTAATGTTTTATAGAATAGTAGAAAATAAATTACAAGACTATGCAGATTATAAATATGCTGATGATTGTCTTGAAACAGATATTGTAACTCAGTCTGAACTTGATCTCCATCCTAATAAAATTATAGTTCAAGATGGAGTATTAGTTATTAATCCAAACTATGAAGAAGAAGAAGCTGAGAAAGAAAGAATCAGAATAGGTAATCTTAAATGTACAAAGAGAGTATTTGTTCTTATGTTAGAACAGTTGCAATATAATTACTTTGATACTATACTTCCTATTATAGAAGCTAATAGACAAGCAAAACTTGAATGGGAATTATGTGTTGAACTACAAAGAAGTAATCCTCTAATAGATCAACTAGCTTCTCAATTATCTATTACATCTACTGATCTAGATAATCTATTTAAGTATGCTAATGGAGAAATAACTTTAGAAGAATTTACTGGAGGTAATAATGAGTAATACAGGTATTGTACTTTGTGTAAAGCAAGGTGAAGAGCTTAATAGATCATTTACTATTAAAGCTAATGGTAGTGCACTAGACTTATCTTATTATCAAGGGATTAGATTCCAAGTTAAACGTCAAGCATTAGCAGATGCACAACCTATCATAGATAAGATGATTACTACTACATCTGATATAAATGATATAGGTCAGATAACTAATCCAACACAAGGACAGTTTGTAGTCCATCTAAAAGAAGTTGATACTAAATATCCTACAGGTGAATATCATTTAGTTATATCTTTAGTAGATACTAATTTAAATGATATCATATCGTCTAGCTGCTGTAATGAAGCTAAGTATATAATTTGCGAACAGTAATATACTATATATACACACATTGTCTAACTACAAAGTTATAGGAATAAAATTAAATGAGTAATGATTACGAATTAAATATAGATAACGAAGTTAAGTTTGAGATAGATATACAAGATGTAGATTATACTATTGAATTAAATAATACTACAGACTATGTAATCGAACTCAATGAACAAGGTCCTCAAGGTGCTATTGGTCCACAAGGAATTAAAGGTGATACTGGTCCTAGTAACACATTAACAATAGGTTCTGTAGAAAGTGGAAGCACTTCTAGTGTTACTATAACGGGAACATCTCCTAATCAAGTATTAAACTTTGTATTAGAAAAAGGTGATAAAGGTGATACTGGAGATCAAGGTCCACAAGGACCTCCTGGAGATGTAGGAGATGTTAAAGTAAATAATACTTCTGTTGTTACTTCTGGTATTGCTAATATAGAATTAAAGACTATTAATAATAATTCTATTGTAGGTTCTGGAAATGTAGATATAGATGCTTTACCTTCGCAAATAGGACAGAGTGGTAAATATCTTACTACTAATGGTAGTGTTGCTAGTTGGGTGGAGGTTTTAGTTGGTGCAAATACGGATTTATCAAATCTTAGTTTTACAGGCGAAAATCATTTTGATAGTAAGTATGTAAGTTCAAGCAATCCAATACTACAAGCAGTATATCTTAAAACTTGTTATGTGAATGGTACAAGTGGTTACAATATATGGTCAAATGGATATTGTGAGCAATGGGGGAGAACAACAATGAATGCTGTAGCTCCAATAACTGTTACTTTCGCTAAAAATTTTAAAGATATAAATTATAATTCTTTTTCGAGTATTGGTGGCGTTGGCTCAGTTAATAACAATAGCTACATTATAGCGACATTAGGGAAAACAGTAAGTGGAATGAACATAGAAAATTACAATAGTGGCACAGGTAATAATAATTGGTATGAGTGGCGTGCTTGTGGCTACCTAGCAAGTGGACAATATTAAGGAGATGTAAAATGGAAATTAAAGCAATATTGACGAAGCCATATACAGAGGAACAAAAAACAAATTTTATTATTAATTACAACCACAGGCAAGGATTAGAAATCAGAGAAACAGAAGTTGCTCTTGAAGCTTGGGGTTATACAGAAGAAGAAAAACAGCAACAAGAAAGACAAAGAAAAGACGCTATGACACTAACTCCTGCTGACATAGAAAGAGCCTTGTATAAAGCAAAAGGTATGGACTTTGATGATTTAAAAGAGTTAATAGAAGCTCAACTAACAGGGGTAGATACAAAAGCACTTGCGATAGAGTTCAGAGCAAAAGACTTTTACAGAGGTGCTAAGTACGGTAGCGGTAGATTATTTGATGTTATAGGTTCATTACTCTGTTATACTCCTGAGGATATGGACTATCTCTTTGAGCATAAAGAATTGCCGAACACAAAGGAAAATTAAAATGATATGGTATGACGACAAAAAACGTGTTGTAATTATATTTGATACTTTTCCACAAGTAGGAATACGATATATTTTACCTTCTGATTGTGAGGTTATAAAAAAGAGTAAGAAAAAATATCCTTTTATAAATAAAAGAGATTTGAAAGTAAGTTTGTATAATTACAGAAAGAATAAAACCTACAAATTTGTTATACAAAAAGGGTATTGTTACGACGGGGCAACAATACCCCGTTTTTTCTGGCGAATAATAGGTTCAAATACGGATAACAACTTTCTTATTGCAGCACTTATTCATGATGTTTTGTGTGAAAATCATCAGTATATAGATAATGACAGAGAATTTTCATCAGTTGTTTTTGATGCACTTTTGAAAGTTTCTGA